GAAGGTATGTTACCTTCTAATATCAATAATGCCTTCAGAGATTTGATGGCAGATATTAGACAGTTTTACAATTCTGTTGAATGGATAGAATATGGAGATGGTGCGGGTACGTATACACCTGCTTATGCATCTTCTACAAGTTTTACAATTGCAGGAGTTGATGTAACTTCTGCTTATCATGTAGGAAGACGAGTTAAAGTTGTAGCAGCAACACCAGGTACAATTTACGGATCAATTACAGCTACTGCGTTTTCAACAAATACAACAGTAACAGTAGCTTGGGATTCAGGATCTCTTTCAAATGAAGCTATAACTTCAGTACATATTGGAGTAATTAGTGCATCCAATACTTCACTACCTGAAACTACAGCAATAACTGGAGATTATACATTAGACGTTTCAGGCGATATTATTCTAGATGCTGATGGCGATAATGTAACTCTTAAAGCAGCAGGAACAACTGCATTAGATTTTGTTTTAAATGGAACAACTGATGTTACTTTAGATGCTCCTGGAGATATTAAATTAGATGCCGATGGTGGAGATGTATTTTTTGTAGATGATGGTGTTACCTTTGGAAGTGCTACTAATACTTCAGGAAATTTAATACTTAAATCAGGTACAACAACAGCTTTAACATTTAGTGGAGCTGATGCTACAATTGCTGGTGATTTAACAATCTCTGGTGACGATTTAACGATGGCAACCAATACATCGGGTGCAGCTCTTATTGGAGATGGTACAAATTTTAATCCTGTTGTTATTTCAGGAGATATTTCAATTGGGACTTCAGGAACAGCAGCAATTGGTTCAGGCGTAGTAGTTAATGCTGATGTAAGTTCTTCAGCAGCTATAGCATTTTCTAAAATGGAAAACCTAACTGCATCAAGAGCTTTATATTCAAATGGTAGTGGAGATGTTACAGTTAGTGATGTTACTTCTACTGAACTTGGTTATTTAGATGGAGTTTCATCTGCAATTCAAACACAATTAGATGCTAAACAAGCAACAATTACTGGATCAGCTACAACAATTGACACAGAATCTTTAACTGCAAGCAGAGCTGTTATATCTAATGCCTCTCAGAAAATTGCAGTATCAGATGTAACTAATACAGAATTAGGATATTTAGATGGTGTTAGTTCAGCTATTCAAACTCAGTTAGATGCAAAAGCAGCAACTACTTATGTAGACAATGCAGTTGCAGGACTTAGAACTAGAATAGTTGTTGAAGCAGCATCAACTGCAAACGTAGCTTTAGGATCAGGTCTTGAAAATGGAGATACTATTGATGGAGTAACTCTTGCTACAGGAGATGAAGTTTTACTTAAAGATCAATCTACTGATAGTCAAAATGGTATTTATACAGTAGTTAGTTCAGGTACTGCTAGTCGATCAACTGAGTATGATGCAATAGCAGAAATATCAGGACAGATTGTAGTCGTTAATCAAGGAACAACTAATGACAATACTATGTGGATGTGTACTACAAATACATCAGCTACATTAGATTCAAGTTCAATTTCATTTACAAAGATTACACCGCAGAATGTTGGAGATGTAACATTAACTGGATCACAAACTTTAACAAACAAAACATTAACAGCACCAGTATTAAGTGGATCAAGT